ATAACACTCTGGCGGCACACGCGAAACGTCGGTGTCGTATTTAAGCGTATCTGGCCTTCTAATGATGCTCATAAGCATATCAACAGACGACTCAGGATAAGAGTCGAATCGTATGTGAAAATGCCCGTGTACGTCCTTTAATGGTACAGTTTTATCTACAGGATCTTCTTGGCCCAGATCATACGTAGGAGAATTTGATGTGGCCTCGTATCCCTTAACGATCTTCCATAGGTAGTAGATCCCATCAGATTCAACATCTGGATGATTCGTAGAGCCTGTCGTGGTTGCGTGGCGTGCTCTAAATATCCATTTTTCTACGCCATTATGGTGATATGACAAGGTAGATGCCGAGGTGTCGTGACCATATCCGCTCATATAGTCAATGTCTGGAGTGTCTACTTGGATTACACCAGCGCCCCAAGTGGTAGTAACTTGGTCAGATGCTTCCGATGGGGACGATACATAGAAAGGCGCTAGTGTGCTACTCGTTGATGACGATGGACGCTTGTGGCTAGGATCAAGCAGAGGTCGCCTTCCCCATACGTGCATTACCTTATAGCTAAACGTTCCCGCTGGTCCGTAATCTGGATCTTCGTCAGATCCGTCGTATCCCCATTTGAGTCCATCATTAGATAGAGTACTCACTGCTGGCTTGTAATGTGGAGACGGTAATGTATAGAAGTCTCCTCTTGCAGCACGTTGCGGTACTCCAGAGTCTCGGTATCCATGCCCTAGCCTCCACTCGTAGAGTTCGTCGGCAAGCAGTGAATAGGTAACCTTGTGGCTGGAAACTTCAGGGTCGTATATAATCTTACGGATCTTTTGAACATCAGAAGGGTACGGGTACTCTTTCGTGAATATTCTGTAGGTTAATTCGGTATCAGTGGTGTTTTCCCACGGCTTGTCCATGACGATGTACCATGTAGCAACACTATCTCCGGGACCTGACAGTACTACGTAAACATCTTTCACTCGGCGGTAGACGTACCGAGAGCCGGTTTGGATTTCAAGCCAACGAGCGACTAAAGTGCCATCGGTTGCAAAGCTAGTTTCTGTAAGGTCTGTCGGGGTGGCGACTACTACCATTGTTAGCGGGTCAGCCGCCACAACAGAGATCGTATTGGTACTAACAGGCGGCTCAAGTCTAAAACGGAACTCTTCCTTCATTAAAGCTTCGGGCATCTCACGCCACAACTGGCGCAAAGAGTAGTTTATAGCTGAGTTAAGGCGCTGTTGACCAACCGTACCCCGTTCTGGGTATCCCGTTACAGCCATAACTTGTGATCTAAGACCAGCTAAATCCATTTCTCTCTCCCTAACAAAAAAGGCTCCCGTGTATTGTAACGCGGAAGCCTCGCCTGAGTATGACTCAGTTTAAACTAGCCGCCTTGTACGAATGTTAACTTCCAAGTTCCTGTGCCAGAATCACCAGATGCCAACTTAGCCACTGCGTAAACAGAGCCTTCGATATAAGCATCTTGCTCGATTCTAACTGCAAAGCCACCAGCAGCAGTTCCCGTAACCATTGACCCAAGTTTGCTAGTCGCCCCTGAATCTGTAATCGGATGTATGCCAGCAGAATCTTTTGCAAGATAGACTGACAAGACATTCGCTAGAGCCGTTATGCTAGTGCCAGCAGCGATGGTACACTCTAGTGAAACTAATCGGCATCTACCAGATGGAGTTGCGGAACCAGCAGCACCATCAGTTACTAGCGCACCACTTACAGAGGCAGTGTTAGAAAGGCTGTGTGAACCAATAGTAGCGTACTTAATAGGTCTTGGCATTAAGCCTCCAAAAAGCAGGGGCCGAAGCCCCCGCTAAGTTAGTGGCTACAGAAGGCCCGAAACGCGCATTGTTGTAGTAGTTGCACTTCCTGCGGCCTCTGTGAAGATACCAATAATGGACTCTTCAACATCGGTGAAGTCAGTGTCATCCACACAACCTGCGGTAACAGCGCCTTTAGTCACAACAGCAGCACCGGCTGCGGCTGCGGCTGCGGTAGTAACTTTACAGATACCAGAGCAAACAACCCAACCGTAGCTTCCACTAGCGATTGCGTTCTGCGCAACCCCAGCAATTGTGCCAGAGGCAGCAAAGTTGCTATCGTTGAGCGCAGCAGCACCAAGGATACCGTCATCAAACTCTACCACTTTGTAGGCAGTGATTGCGCCACTAGCTTTAACTAAGCGGTACTGTTGATAACCGTAGGTTTCGTGTATGTAAGCCCGAACCGTACCGACGGGAGCAAGTGCTTCCGTACTGGTGGTGCTCACTTCACTTAAGAAAATATCAGATCCAATCATGTCAAACTCCTATAGGGTATTCGCAACAGCGCCGTTCGCCATTAGGTTGGGGACAGCAAATTGTGATTCCATGATGATGTAACCGATATCTGCATCTTGGTTAGAAGTTGCGAGATGATCGGTGAACTTAGTCACACGGAAGTCGTTGTTAGCATTGACCCAGTACTCAATCTGATTCGGATTGAGAAGATAAACATGCTGATCGCGTGTTGTCGAAGAATCCATAGTCGCTGCTGTCATCCAGCGGTTGCTATAGTAACGAATACCGCCAACCATCCAGACGGTAGGGTGTGCCTTACCAGACTTTACGTCCTCTGGTGTGTACATGATAGCGCCAGCGTTAGAGCCACCTGGGTAAGAGCGAACCTCTTCACCAAGCTTGACTTGATTCGCGATGCTAAGGATACCGAGAGAAATACCCTCAGAGTCATCAGCAAAACTATCAGCAGTAATTTTGACTTCTTCAGCAGCCTTCAGAAAGTCAGTGCCGATAGCCGAACACGATGCAAACTGGTTATGCCAGTTGTCTACAAAGTTGGAGGAATCATTCAACCGAGCTTGGCCAAGATAACTGTTTCCAGCCGATGCTTGAGCCGCTGGACTAAGAAACTCGATAGCGCCACGGGTAAACCCAGAAGCAGTACCGTTTCCATACTCACCGTTCAAGCTACCAAGGCCAGCAAGTGCTGTAGTGGAAGAGTTGCCAACGTAGAGACGACGGAGAACGTCGTTCTTGAGGCTCATCATAGCAGCTTCAGTAGTATCCTTGACCCAGTTTGCACGATCTTCCTTGCTCTGCATACGATCACGGTCGTAGTGAGGAAGAACGATTGGCTTGATGTAGCGTGCCCAGTCACCTGTGAGGGTGCCGAAGGTCTCAGTCTTTGACAGAGGGACGCTCATGTTCGTTGAGTTAATCTCAGTCACTTGAGAGTGAGCGGATTTGACACGACGGATACGAACCTCAGTACCACCAGAACGTTTGACCTTATGCCGAGACTGCAACGCTTGCAGAAGTGGATCTTGGTTATAGAAAGATACCACTGATTTCTTGACGACATCGGGTACTGTAAAACTTGCGTACTCTAACAGGGCCATTTAGAACTCCTAAATTTATTGAACATCCTCAAAACTATTATAACAAATGAAGATGACGATTTAGTATCTCGTTCCAAGACATGTCGTCAACATCAAGTACCGGATTAGATAGGGGTGTAGTCCCATCGGTGACAAGTGCTTGCTGCTTGCTGTTAACGTTGACAGGAGCAACGGCTTCCGCTGTAGATGGCTTGCTTGCTTCTCCTTTTTTAGCCGGAGCTTCGGGGGTCGCCTCCCCTCTCTCTCCTGCCGTGTACCGAGCATATTTGTATGCTTCCTCTAGTTTGTCAAGTGTTGAGGCACCGGGAAATTTGTCCAACATAGAGCCAACAACATCGCTAAAAATATTTTTAGTTTTTTCTGTTTGCCCAGGGTATTCTGGGTGGAGCCTAGAAAATGCTGTCCAAGTTGTATCAACACAAGCACTATTTAGTACTCGAATCTGTTTCTGCTGTGATTCAAACTTCTCAACTACCTGTTCAGATTCCACACCGTAGTCTTTCAACTCGGCAGCAAACTCATGTAGTTCCTTTCTGGCTTCGTCGTACTTATTAACAGCAGACTTATAGTCCTCATGCGCCGTCTGAATTAGATTCATTACTGGCTCTACGTGAGCACGAATCTCAGGAGACATAGTATCCAAAGCAGATGCCACGTCTTGTAGGTCACCATATTCTACGGCTTCTATTACTGCTGGTTCTACTTCTGTCGGAGGCTCAGGCTCTACTTCTTCGGAAGTTTGGACTTCTTCTTGTCCTTCCTCAGCACCGCTTTCAGTATCAACCGAATCAGCCTTAACAATGTTTTCATTATCTTCAGGTGAAGACGCTTCATCAGACGAGAGGTCCGGCTGGTCCGGCTGGGGCTGGTCCGGCTGGACCGCCTCCTGCGCCTGGTCCTGCTCCGAGGGCTGCTGCGTCTCCTGCAACGTCGAGTCCGATTGTTCCGTTTGCGAGTCCATTTAAAACCTCCAATAGTTCTTCAGGTACGGACAAGTCATAAAGGCCGGGCCGTATCTTGTCAACTAAAGATTGGAGTGCAGCTACTACATCAGGTGTAAGCTGGTCAGTGGCTTCAGTTAGCAGACCCGCTGCCACAAGGACAGATGTCGCTGCCATAACGACCTCTGGATTTATAAGTGGTGTCTCGCCTCCGGCTCCCGCTGGTGCGGCTGCTTCTGGAGACCCTTGCATTCCTTCTTCTGGTGTCGGCATAGCGCCACCTCCCATTGCTTGTTGTAGTTCTGATGCTCGCTGAAAGACCAATGCCTCTAATTCCTCAAGAGGAAGGTTTTGAATCTGCTCTTCGCTTAGCTGTGGAGAGGTCGGCCCTCCCTGATTTGGCAGCGGCGGTTGCGGTATCGTTGCTTGATTTCCAATTGCTGTACTGGCCATCTGTCCATCCTGTATTGTTAGTCATTTCAGTTTTATATACGTGGTCAATGGCTGCTGTACGGCCATCTTTTTCATGCACTCTAGAGATATCACGACTATCGTCCATTTGCCTCTCTAATAAATCTCTACCCTCACGACTTTTAGGATCAACTGGGCGCAGACCAAGCTTCTCTTGCATCATTCGCACATCTTTTGCTGAGCGTAATTCCATACCCGCTTTTCTTTGTCTTTTACTAAGCAGGCTATTATTGTGAGCCTCCATGTGCTCGAATACAGGCCCAATAGTTGTAACTGCATAAACCGTTGAGCGGTTAGCTAAGCACGTACAATCGTCTGCGATACAGGAAAGGACATCAACATCGCTACTCCTGACCAGTTCTTCAAATTCATGTCCGTCAGTACAGGTATAATTATATAAAGGCATTAGTAGTCGGATTCCTCTTCGTCATGATTGCCTGGGTTATCATCGTCGCTGCTGTAAGCCTTCTTTTGCCCTTTCTCAAGACGAGGGAATATTTTACCGCCGATAACTCCGTCATAGATAGCGCCGCAGATCGCTTTTACTGCGTCCTCAGGTAGATCAAGCGGCTCTATAGCATCAAAGATAGATTTCTTTAGTTTCAGATCCTGGAAGCCGGTGCCGTGTTCGTCTACCATTGGGTCGTCATTCTCAACTTCATCTTTCGTTACCCCAAGATAGTCAAAGAAAGTGTCTTCTTCGACATCGTAATCCTCAAACTCGTCGTCCTCGGCTATCTGACTAGCATACTCTTCCGGCTCTGCGCCCTCTGGCATACCGCCCTTTGGAAGCATCATAAGGAAGATTGAGACCGCCCCTTTATGCCCTTTTCCTGCCTTTCCTGCTAATTCCTTAAATTTCATCTGAGGCTCCTTACTGACTAAGTGGTGATAATGCTTGTTCTAACCCTGGAGGCATAGGTTCATCAATCGGCGCTACTCCCTCAGGCGGCATGGCCGCTGCTGCTTCAGGCGGTGGGGCCTGCATTTTTTCTTCCATTACACCCAACTCTTTATCTGTTGGTAGGCCAGTTTTTTCTGGACGCATGATGGAAGGTCTCCAGCCATATAGTTCAATAATCTCTTTGACTAGCTCCTTTCCATCTAGATGCTCCATTAGTGGGCCACCTAGAAGTGTGGGTAGGAGTTGTGTCAGCGAGTCTCGCCTAGTATGCTTATCTTCCATAAGTGGCGAGAATGGGAGCAAGCGGAACTTAATAATTCCCTCTGCAAAATCCTTAGCAAGGATCTGCCCACCAACATCTACTTGTGTGTGACGAGCGAGTTTATCAAAGTCAATCAAAGAATCATCAGGATTTAGGGTCGCCCAGCGTGTAACTGCTTGCCCTAACTCGAACATAGCCTTTACAGCACGAACCAACTTCCGCATACGAATGTTAACGCGACCCTCGATAGAGCCTCGTAGTGCATCAACCTCTGCTGCTGTCCGGATGTTTTTAACAACGCCCCGCTGATAGTCAGCCTCACCAACGATTCGACGAACTCCCTGCACTTCGTCTTCTAACGTCCGGTTAAAGTCAAAGGTAGTATCCATGCTTGGTGTCACAAATACTCGGTCAGCTATTTTACCGTCTACAGGCTTTTGTACTAATTGCGGCTCCCAAGTCCGAGAGTTCTTCCAACGAGAGAACTCATCCTCAGAACGGAACAGAGTTGCATCAACCAGCATACGCTTAGGTAATCGAGATACGATCTCCCGACGCGCACTTACTAGTTCGTTAATATCTCGCTGCATCTCTGCAATTAAAGTAACGTCTGGAATCCCATCAATCCGGCCAACACCGTTATGGAATACAAGCGCCTCGTAAGGCCGACCGTAAGGTATGGTGGTCTCCATTAGCACCTGTCCGGTTGGTGGGTGTAGGTGGTATAGCTTCCCGGTTCGGAAGTCCCAGAACTCAATTAGGCCGATATACTCCTTTAAACCTAGACTTTTCAGTTGTTCTTGTTTGGAATCCAAGTCTTTATCGTATTGGTCAACCAATGTCCGTGGGTAGGCATCTGCCTTGATATCTTTCTTTGTGTTCCCATAGACTTTTGATTTAATACGCGATTTTAGATCATCAATATGAATAGTAAACCGCTCAAAACACCAAGATGCGTCAGATATTCTTTTCGCCATCGGGTCAAAGTGTACTTCCCAAGGTAGTTTTGTTCGCCAGACAGGTCGTCCCAAGGAACTAGACCATGATACTTTTACAACTGAACTCCTGAAAAGCAGAGCATGGAGCACGAGTTCTTGTACAACTGAATCTAATTCATCCTCTTCAGCAAACCAGTTCATGACAGCAGAAATCCTGCGACCCTGAACGGTATCATCGGTAGCCCTAGTCGGTTGGTCTGCTGTGCGTGCCCGTTGGTCAAGCGCCTCTACTTGCGGGAGGTCCATAGCCAAGGTTGAAACTATGGTATCAATGATAGGGAAGATTTCATTCTTCTGAGCAGCATAACTGCGTATCTTTTTATTTGTGGCGTAGCCGTCGCCAGCCCAGAACTTACCACGGTAGTATGCAAGATTCCGCATCGCTTCTTCTGCGATATTACTTTCAAACCACTTTTCAGTCTGCTGGACAAGCGCAAGCATTCGCCTCCGAGCCTTGTCTTCCTTGCTATCGTCCTGTGGACTGAATGCGTCAGTACTGTCATTAGCCATGCTTACCTCACTTGTGTTGACCCCAGCGATTATTCCAATCACTTTGCGAAGAACCTTCTAGTCGTTCTAATAGCCTGTCCCAAGCGGCCTTGCGAATGCTACTTGGCGTTTGGCGCATACGTGTATGCCCCCTCTTAACTTCATTTCTATAAGCCCAAGCAGCCAGGGCAAAGGCTGCGGTAAGGTCATAGTGACCGCCTTCCGCATCGCGGGAAAGTTTATCCCATTGCCCACGATACTGTATCAACTGTCGGAGAAGGCGCTGCGAGCGTATGACTATGGAATCATCTTCGATAAGTTCTTGCAAAAAACTTATCGCGGCAGACTTTGTTGCCGAAGATGCCCACCAGCCAGGCACAAGCGAAGACCCACCGCTTCTATTTAATGGGTTTGTTGATTGCCGATGGTAAACCATGTTGTATCCGATAGATGGAGCGAGCAAATGGCTCAATAAAGCATCGCCAACTCCGTTAGCCTCTACATATATAGTCGCTTTGTTGTACTTTGCGCCGAGGTTCGCTAACAGTTTGGCCATACTATAAGCATCTATATGCCCTTCATACTCAGCAACTTGCTCGCAGGTGTACAGGTCTAGTACCTCCACACCAAACTTATCTTTTTTAGACCAAGACGATGCGGGATCAACCGCAATTATGTACCTATGGTCTCGGTCCGGCTCCTTAAATATCTCAAGTTCCTTGCTTTCACTGGCGATACCGGTAGCCCCGTCCATAGCCTGAAGGACATCCATAAGTTTTTCACTATTGAATATGGGATCGCCTGCAAGACCGAAGCAATCAAGCTCATTGATGGGATACTCTGCTTGGAACTTAGAGATATTATTACGGCATTTTGGTAAGCCTACTACCTGCATCCAGTGAGCCTGTGCGGGTGTTAGCTTATTCTTATTCGCGTAATCTAGAATCTCTGGCCTAGGCTTCCATCCCTTCGCTGGCTCTCTCGAATACTCACTAACAAAGGTCCAGGGGATAAAGACGGAAAGCCACTTAGAACCTGCCTTTTTAGAGTCTTCAAAGACCTTGTGTAGTTGGTCTCCATAGTACTTAGGTGTGCTTTCCCCAAAGATTATCCCCCCTTCTTCGGGGACTGCGTTCAAAACGGAGGTCCAAGCGTCTTCTCCTGCTCTACCTTTCCAAGAACTAATCTCTGTAGCCAGAACTACCTGAGCGGTGTCACCACGAAGAGGCTCGTCATCCTTAATTGACGCGGTAGTAAGTAGACTATCCCCACCATCGTCTCTGGGTATCTCTAAGGTTCTCTTTAGGCCGGGTGTGCGGTATGGGCGTATCTGTTTGGGGCAAGTTTGGTGGAATCGTATGGCGATACGTGCAAGTTTCTCAGATACTTCGCGCTTATGCGCAACAATTCCCGCGTAGCAGCCTGCTCTGAACGCAACATGCTGGAATAATACGCCTGTAAAGAATGTGGAGCTTCCCTCCTGCCGTGGCTTCACATGGCACAGCCATTTGTTTTCTTGATAGCACCGAATGACCGCAGCACTCAGTATGCGCTGGTGATCCCATAATTCAAACGGCTTAATGCTACCGCTTTTTGTCCTTACGCTTAGCATCGGTAAGAACTTCTCCGGATTCCAGAAATCCGGGTCGTTTGGCATTACAATCATTGTTTATCTGAGGTCGAGTACACTGCGAATGGGCCACTTGAGTTAACTTTTATACTTGCCCCAGCAACAGGGTTGGGCGTTACTGCCTTATTGACGATAGCGGAGGTCTTCCTTTTCTCCGTAATGGTCATTCTGGCAGAACCTAAAACCTTTAGGAGCAGATCTGCCTTATCTCTTTTAAGGGACTCATCTGCGATTCCCTCTGCCACGATCCGTAGGCTACCTAGTATGCCTTCGTAACTATCTAGGCTAAACCGCTCATCTAATCTAACCTTTGTTTCTTCAATCTTCTTCTTGCGCGGCATGGTTCCCCCTATTACTTGTCAGCATGACAGTTATCTTCTAAATATAAGAATAACATGGAGAGCGCAATGGCTAAAGCAAAGAAAATTGATCCACCCTGGGCAGCAGAGACAGTACCGGTCCCTAAAGCCGCCAAAAGTACACGGAAATCCAAGGATAAAGCCTTGCAAATGACCGTTCACATGAACGGGGAGCACGTAGAGCTATCCTTCGCGACACGCAGAGAGTTAGAAGTAGCAAAGATTACTGTCTCTACACGCTGTGCTCGTGGGGCTGTGGCAACCATTACTACGGCAGGAAAGGAGTACATGTTCGTACCCCAGCTTGGATACATTACTACAAGCGCCGCCGACTAACCGGAGGTATATCGTAACGCTTGCAGATTTCGTAAGCATATTGGCGTGATACCTTATGCTTTTGAGCCACAATCCGTGGTGAATACATCTTTAAGTCTGCTATCATTGAGATAGTCTTATCACTAAGGCGGCGCTTTTTGCGCGGCCTTCTTTTTTTGGTCTCGTCGTTTACGCAGATCTCAAGAAAAGTAAGTTCTTTGTCCGATAGTGACTCTACCCAATCGCTAACGTTATTCATTGTCAACCCCCTGACAAGGTTTGTAGTAACAAACAGTCGTTTTTGCAAATGACTATAGTGGGTTATAGTCCTGTGGAGAGGTTTAATGTGACACAGGTTGATCCCAATATCCTATTGGATGCACAGGCAGGCACGACAATGCCTACGGAAGAAGAGATTGAAGCAGCAGGCGGGGTAGAGGAAGCTATGACTGAAAGGGAGCGCCTGCTCAAAAGGCAGCGTTACCAGCAAGCAGTTGCCGCATTAAATGTTAGGAGTAAAGAACTTCATAATCAGCAGATGCAAGCGTTAGAGTTTGCTAAAAAAGCTGTCGTAAGAACTAAGTAGAGGGGAGATGTAATGGCTACTATTAGAGGTGGGGCGGGAAGACGCACCCTGAAACATAAGCTTACAATTGATACCGCTGTTACAAACACGATGGTAACAGATGTGACCGGAGGTTCCGGTGCCATCTACGCGCTAGAGGTAGTTACTGGCGGCGGCGCTGTATTT